TACTATCAATCTAGACCGTGTGTCACATATGATTGTTGGATTGCGTGAAGAAGGTACACAGTGGATTGGTAAAGCAAAAATATTAGAAACACCAATGGGTAACATTGCACGCCAGTTAATTGAAGGCGGTGCACAGTTAGGTGTTTCTTCAAGAGGTATGGGCTCACTTAAAAATGTTAACGGTGTTAATGTTGTACAGCCCGACTTTTATCTGGCCACAGCGGCGGATATTGTAGCAGACCCTTCTGCGCCTGGAGCATTTGTTCAAGGCATCATGGAAGGAAAAGAATGGATGTTGGTAAATGGTGTTTGGACTGAAGTAGAACATGCACAAGCAATTAGAGAAATCAAAACTGCTACACGTGCGGAAATCGAAGCAGTAAGTCTTCGCATATTTGAAAACTTCATGAAAAAACTATAATCAATAAATACCAAATATAAAATCAAGGAGATTTTTAGATGACAACAAAAAAATTCAAACTGTCTGAAGCCGCTAGTGCAATCTTAGAAGGTTCTAAAGAAACTTTCGATGCTAACATTGCTGCTAAAAGAGGCGCAAGAGGTCAAGACCATCATCCAAAAGGTGAAGTTGGTGACGATAGATTACCAGCATCAACTGCATATGGTCAACATGACGCAGGTATTATCGGTCATTCCCCTGAAGAAATGGACGATAAATTACCAGATTACTTAAAAGGTACTCCATCTGCAACACCTCCAGGTGCAACACCTCCTGTAGGTTCAGAGAAAGCAGGTGTTGGTGCTTCTAGACCACAAGGTCAACCACAAGAAACAATGGGTCGTAAAGACATTATGCATCCTGACCAAAGAAACGGCAACCAATACGAAAAATTGCGTGACCGTACTGCTGAAACATTACCAGCAAATACATTTGGTACAAACAAAGGTGCTACATTCCAACACTATGATGGTTCACACACAGCTGGTTCACAATCACAACACGTTAATATGGAAGCAATTGATATGTCTGATGACATTCGTGCTTTGTTAGCTGGTGAAAATCTATCAGAAGAATTTGCACAGAAAGCAACTACAATTTTTGAAGCTGCTGTACACTCACGTATTGAACAAATTGCAGAACAAATCGAAACAAGTTTGGTTGAGCAATTTGAAACTGCTGTAGAACAAGTTAAAGAAGATTTGGCATCCAAAGTTGATGACTATCTAAACTACATTGCAGAAGAATACATGAAAGAAAATGAATTGGCAATCGATACAGGCCTACGTGCTGAGATTGCAGAAGAATTCATTGGCGGTTTACGTAATTTGTTCATCGAACACTACATCGATATTCCTGAAGACAAGGTAGATGTTGTTGCTGAGATGGCAGAAAAAGTTGCTGAACTAGAAGCACAATTAAACGAACAAATTAATACTAATATTGGTTTGTCAAAAGATTTGAACGAACAAAGAAAAATTGAGGCAATCTACACAGCGTGTGAAGGCCTAACGCAAACTCAAGTAGAAAAATTGAAATCACTCGCAGAGGGTGTGGAATTTACTACTGAAGAAGAATTTGCAGACAAGTTGTCAACTCTAAAAGAATCATACTTCAAAGTTGACGTTAAGGTTGCAGACAATTCTGCTTTAGATGATGAAGTCCACATCGAAGAAGATACAAAGACTGTTAAGTCCGCAGATCCTTTGATGGAACAAGTCGTTGGAATTCTTAATAAAAAATAAGAATACCGAAAAATAATAAATAAAAGTTTCAATTAAGGAGTTATCCACATGTATATGACAGAAGAACTACAAAAGAAATGGCAACCAATTCTGGAACATCCAGAGTTAGAGTCCATTAAAGATCCATACAAAAGAAGCGTTACAGCTTTAGTATTGGAGAACCAAGCACAAGCAATGCGTCAAGACCGTCAGGCTTTGAACGAAACTGCTTCTGATCCTGGTCCAACAAACGTTACAGGTTCTGGTATCAGCAACTTTGACCCAATCTTAATCAGTTTGGTTCGCCGTTCATTACCTAACTTGATTGCTTATGACGTTGCAGGTGTTCAACCTATGACTGGACCTACAGGTCTAATCTTTGCAATGCGTGCTCGTTACAGCAACCAAGCAGGTTCTGAAGCATTCTATAACGAAGCAAACACAATTTTCTCTGGTGTTTCTTCTATTGCTAACCCATACGGTTTCGTTGGTAACACAGCAACAGATACTACAGCAAATACACAAACTGCTGTTTTGGCTGCTAACTCTGTTACATCTGGTATTGCAATGCCAACAAGCGTTGCTGAATATTTGGGTTCTGATGCTAACGCTGCATTCCAACAAATGGCATTCTCTATCGAGAAAGTTACTGTTACTGCACAATCAAGAGCATTGAAAGCTGAATACTCACTAGAACTTGCACAAGACTTGAAAGCAATTCACGGTTTGGATGCTGAGACAGAATTGTCTAACATTCTATCTACTGAGATTCTTTCTGAAATTAACCGTGAAGTTATCCGTACAATTTACACATCTGCAAAGATTGGTGCTCAATACGGTACAACAACTGCTGGTTATTTTGACTTAGACACTGACTCTAACGGTCGTTGGTCTGTTGAACGTTTCAAAGGTTTGATTTTCCAAATCGAACGTGATGCTAACGTTATTGCAAAACAAACTCGTAGAGGTAAAGGTAATGTGTTGATTGTTTCTTCTGACGTAGCTTCCGCAATGGCTATGGCAGGTGTTCTATCATACACACCAGCTCTACAAGCTGACTTGCAAGTTGATGATACTGGTAATACATTTGCTGGTATGTTGCACGGTCGTATCAAAGTGTACATCGATCCATATTATGGCGGTTACACAACTAACCAAGAGTTGGTTACAATTGGCTACAAAGGTTCATCACCATATGATGCAGGCTTGTTCTATTGCCCATACGTTCCTCTACAAATGGTTCGTGCAGTTGACCAGTTCACATTCCAACCAAAAATTGGATTTAAGACTCGTTACGGCATGGTTGCAAACCCATTTGCAGAAGGTTTGGCAGTTGGTAACGGCCGCCTTGACTCACAAACTAACGTATACTACCGTTTGTTTGCAGTGAAAAACTTGATGTAATCCCAACGGGATGAGAAACCACCGATAAGAGTGGTACTTAAAAAGGAGACTTCGGTCTCCTTTTTTTTGGTGCCTAAATACCTACATGACAGCATTAAACAGAACTCCTCTTAATACAAACTTTCTCCAACCGTCAAAGTTTATCTTGGCTTTTAATAGATTGCCAACGGTGCAGTTTTTTTGCCAAGAAGCTAATTTACCTGGTGTAAGTATTGGAACAACTGAATTCAATACACCACTAGTAAATGTTCCTATCGCAGGAACAAAAATTGATTATAGAGAGTTTGATGTTACATTTATGATTGATGAACAAGCCAATTCTTGGAATGAATTGTATAAATGGTTATTAGCTATTGCATCACCTAAAAGTCTATCGGATAGAGCAATAAACAATCAGTTACAGAATACGTTTACTGCAACAAACAGTTACTATTCTGATGCAAATTTAACGATTATGTCAGCGCTAAATAATCCATTGTTATCAATAAACTTTCACAGGATGTTTCCAGTTTCTTTGTCTGACATACAGTTTGATACGAAACAGTCTGCGGATACAATCTTAACAGCAACTGCAACATTTAGATACGAGTATTTCGAAATACAAAATTACTAAAACTTTTTGATTATATTATGGAAAACATTGAACAAATACTAAACAACTGGACAACCGACTCTGATATAGACCAGACAGAGCCCGGCAAAGAACTCCTAAAAATCCCAAAACTACACAATAAGTATCTCACCATTCTCACAAAACATAAGATGGCTGCCAAAAAAGCCAACTTTGATTACTTGCGTATGCGTAAGGTCAAATGGGAATACTACACAGGCAAATTATCCAGAGAAGAACTGGAACAATATGGTTGGGAACCATTTCAATTCACACTCAAATCAGATATCACAACATATTTGGAATCTGATACAGACTTAATCAAATTATTGGAGAAAAAAATCTACCATGAAGAATCTGTGTCTGTTGTTGAGGCAATAATGAGTGAGTTGAAACAGAGAACGTGGCAACTCCGTGACTTTATCACATGGGAGAGATTCATTGGAGGACAATAAAGAACACTTGATTGTAGAAAAAGTCAATGAAGTATATGTAAAAGTAAATTGTGAACGACACGTTGCACAAGAACTTTCTCAGTTTTTTGAATTCTTTGTTCCTGGTCACCAATTTGTTCCAGCTTTTAGAAACAAGATTTGGGATGGCCGTATAAGGTTGTTCGATTTACGTAACAATCAACTATACATTGGACTTCTTCCATACTTTGAAGAATTTTGTAGAGAAAGATCCTATACATGGGCTCACGATGAAATAGAAGATGAGTATTCAGTATATCACGCTAAGAAATTCATCAAAGAATTAGACATACATTCTAATGGCAAACCAATTGAGGTTCGTGACCATCAAATTAATGCGTTTGTTCACGCAATGCAAAGACGTAGAGCATTATTGTTATCTCCAACTGCATCAGGCAAGTCGCTAATCATCTATATGTTGTTCAGACAGATGTTGAGATACAAAGAAGGTAGTAAAGGCCTAATCATCGTTCCAACGACTTCTTTGGTTGAACAGTTATTTTCAGACTTTGGTGACTATAACAATGGTGCAATGGGTGAATATGTGCATCGTATTTACCAAGGCAAAGAGAAACACACAGACAAGCCATTAACGATATCAACGTGGCAATCATTGTATCAATTGCCTAAAGAATATTTTCACCAGTTCGATTATATTATTGGTGACGAAGCGCATCTGTTCAAGGCACAATCGTTAACCACTATACTTACTTCTTGCATCAATGCAAAGTATCGTATTGGTTTAACTGGCACTTTAGACGGAACCAAAACACATAAATTGGTATTAGAAGGTTTGTTTGGCCAAGTGAAACAAGTTACCACAACTAGAGAGTTGATGGATAAGAAACAAGTTTCAGATTTTGAAATCAAGTGTTTGATACTGAAACATCCAGATGATATATGTTTGGAAATGAAAGATAAAGACTATCAGGCAGAAATACAATATCTGATTGCCTGTGAAGCAAGAAATAAGTTTATAAAAAACCTTGCAGTTAGTTTAGGTAATAATACTTTAATTCTCTATCAGATGGTTGCCAAGCATGGACAGGTCCTGTATGATATGATTCGGAACACAGAGAATATAGGTGACAGAAAAGTATTCTTTGTGCATGGCGGAACCGAAACAGAAGACAGGGAAAAGATTAGAGAAATTATGGAAAGAGAAAATGACGCTATTATCGTGGCTTCTTACGGCACTTTTTCTACAGGCATTAATATTAGGAATTTACATAATATTATATTTGCCAGCCCAAGTAAAAGCCGAGTCAGAAGCCTTCAATCGATTGGCCGAGGGCTTAGAAACTCGGAAGGTAAAAACAAAGCAACACTATACGACATTGCAGACGACCTCAGATACAAAAAACACATGAATTTTACATTGAAACATTTCGTGGAAAGAGTAAAGATATATACTGAGGAGAAGTTTTCATTCAAAACATACAAAATAGGACTAAAAAAATGAACAACATTAAAATCGTTCGTATGCAAAATGGTCAGGATATTATTGGTATGGTGAATGAAATAATGGAAGGCCAATATGTGGTTGAACAACCAATGGAATTCCAAATGATAAACCGAAATAGAATAGCAACTATCACATTAGCACACTATCTTCCTATAGAACTTGTAGCTAAAAATGAGGTGGTATTGAATAGTAAAGATATTGTATTCATCACAAATCCATCAGAGAACTTTGCTGAATACTATGAAGGCGCTTTAATGAAGGAAGAAAACTCTGTGAACGAGTCTTTGGCCAAGGAGATTTCGGAAGACCTGACTGCTAGAGTTAGGGAAATTATGATGCAAGCTTTTGGAGAACTGGAAGATCCAGGAGAAAGAACATTACATTAATATTAAGCAGCAACACCGAGACCTTAACATTTGTCAAGGCCTTTTGTCAACATTTATTATGGTACATTTAACATGAGCACTAAACATTACATCAACAATGCCGACTTCTTACAGGCATTAATTGCATACAAGTCACGCAAAGAGACTAATCCACAAGAACCTATACCAAATTACATAGGTGAATGTTGGATGAAAATTGCCGAAGGTCTGTCTCACAAACCTAATTTCATCAGTTACACTTACAGAGATGAAATGATTTCGGATGGTATCGAAAACTGCCTCATGTATTTTGAGAACTTTGATCCAACAAAATCTAAAAATCCATTTGCATACTTCACGCAAATCATCTACTATGCGTTCCTTAGACGCATCCAAAAAGAAAAGAAACAACTGTATGTCAAGTATAAGTCTACTGAACAAATGGGCATCCTAGATGAGTTTGAGATGTTGGATCATGATGGAAGTTCTGTACAGTTTGAATTATACGACAACATTGCTGAGTTCATAGAAAACTATGAAATTGGGCAAAAGAAAAAGAAAGATGAAAAGAAAGTAAGTAAGAAGCCAAAAGGCATTGAACAATTTTTGGAGGATTAATATGAGAATAGGATTTACTGCATCATGTTTTGATTTGTTTCATGCAGGCCATGTAATGATGTTGAAAGAAGCCAAAACACAATGTGATTTTCTTATTGTTGGATTACAAACTGATCCTACAATCGATAGACCTGAGAAGAACAAACCCGTTCAATCGGTATTTGAACGTTACACTCAACTTGAAGCTTGCAAATATGTGGACCAAATTATACCATATGCCACAGAAAAAGAGTTGATGGACATCTTGACATCTCATCCAATTGATGTTAGAATCATAGGTGAGGAATACAGGGATAAACAATTCACTGGTTATCAATTGCCAATGTCTGTCTATTTCAATTCTAGGCAACACAGCTTCAGTACCACAGAGTTGAGACAACGTGTATTGAATGTGCATAAAGAGAAGACTGTTGTTTCTATCGCCAAATGATAATGGTGGATTACACTCCAGAAAATTTTCAAAAGATTTCTGGAATTATAAAAAAGAATCTGACATACGACTTGTTGCCTAGAAAATGGTTCATCAGGAATGCGGCCAATCCAATGTTTGGTCATTGCCACAATGCCGCAGGATGTTTGTATAAGATATTTGGACATGAAAACATGCACATGTATCGTGCTTTGGACGATGAAGGCATCTATCATTGGTGGTGTATTGATAAAGAGAATAAGATTATTGACCTTACTTCTGAACAATATACAGACTTTGGTAGAAGACCGCCATATGCAGAAGGCGAAAAGGCAAACATCTTAGGTTTTGGATACCGAAAAAGAGTGATGACTTTGTTTAATAGGGTAATGAATGAGTATGAAGATAGCAACAATTACGGATCAACACTTTGGATCAAGGAATGACTCGGCTCATTTTCTAGAGTATTACGAGAAGTTTTATAGGGAAACATTCTTTCCCATGATTGATAGTGAGGGCATCAATACTGTTCTCATTCTAGGTGATACATTTGACCGCCGTAAATATGTAAACTTTTTTACTCTTAAACGTGCCAAAGAGATGTTCTTTGATGGACTCTTTGAACGTGGCATCAATGTTCATATGTTGGCAGGCAACCACGACACATACTTTAAGAACACTAATGATGTAAATTCGGTTGACTTGTTGCTACGTGAGTATGGTAACATCAATGTGATAGACCATCCTACGGAAATCTATGTTGGTCCACATAAGATTTGTATGATGCCTTGGATTTGTCCAGAAAACTTTGATGCTAGTATGACGATGTTGAAAGATACTGATGCACCTATTTGTATGGGTCATTTTGAAATTGCAGGCTTTGCTATGCATCGTGGCATGCCATCAGAAGAAGGATTGAATCGTGGGATATTTAATAAGTTTGAGTATACTTTCTCTGGTCATTATCACCATAAATCTGATGCTGACTCTATCTATTATTTGGGAAACCCATATGAACTCACTTGGCAAGACTATAATGATCCCCGTGGTTTCCATATATTTGATTTGGATAATCGTGAACTTATTTTTATACACAATCCTAATGTAATGTTTCACAGGTTGGTATATGATGACAAAGTATCATCTATAAGTGATATTATGCAATTATCGTTTACCGATTATACCGCCAAGTATGTCAAAGTGGTAGTGGTAAACAAAACCAATCCATATCTGTTTGACCAGTACATGAATAAGCTATATGATGTTAATCCTGCCGATATTACCATTGTGGAAGATGCTTTAGACTTGACAGACGAAGCAGAAAATGATAAGATAGATGAAGCGGAAGACACAATCACTATCATTAACAAATATGTGGATGGTCTCCAGAATGAAGGTATTGATGTCAATAAACTGAAAAACATGATGCGTGAGATTTACGTTGAGGCTTTGAACTTAGAACAAACATGATAAAATTCCAAACGATACGTTGGAAAAACTTATTGTCTACTGGCAATTCGTTTACCGAAATCAAGTTAGACAAATCTACCAACACATTGATTGTTGGTAGTAATGGTGCAGGCAAATCAACAATCTTAGATGCATTGTGTTTTGGCCTTTTTGGTAAACCATTCCGAAAGATTAACAAACCAAATCTTGTAAATTCAATTAACAACTCTAATACTGTTGTTGAAGTTGAGTTTGCCATTGGTAAAAAACAATACAAGATTATTCGTGGTATCAAACCGAATGTGTTTGAGATTTTATGCAATGGAACTTTGGTCAATCAAGATGCTAAGTCAAAAGATTATCAAGACTTCTTAGAGAAGACTATTCTCAAATTTAACTACAAGTCTTTTACGCAAATTGTTATCCTTGGTTCAGCATCATTTGTTCCATTCATGCAGTTATCTCCTGCTGACCGAAGAACTATCATTGAAGAACTGTTGGATATCCAAATCTTTACATCGATGAATGGCCTGATTAAAGAAAGAATGGCCGGCATCAAAGATGAATCTTCTAAAAACAAGTATGCAATGGAGTTGGCATCTGAGAAAATCAAGATGCAAAAACAAAACATTGACGAACACAAGAAGAACAATGAGGATGAGATTGAGAAAAAGAAATCTGAGATTGCAACTAACGAAGAATACATTGTTAAGATTAATAGGGATATTGTATTAATCCAAAAACATATTGATATGTTGACTAAGAAAATACAAGATAAATCTTCTATTGATTCTAAAAGCAAAAAACTGGTACAATTGGAAGCTAAGTTAGAAACAAATATCAAGAAAGTGGAAAAAGATATTGCTTTTTACCACGACAATGATAATTGTCCTACTTGTAAACAAACTATTGACAGAGATTTCAAACAAGTCCAGATTGATGTGAGTGAAGCTAAAGTATCTACACAGAAAAAAGCCTTGCAAGAATTGAATACTGAATATGAGAAGATGCAATCACGTTTGAATCAGATTGTGGAAGTATCTAAACATATCACAGAACATAACAACGAGATTGTTAAACACAATTCCACATTAACTTCAATCAACACATATGTTGCCAAGTTAAACAAAGAGATTGTGGAACTTAGTAATAAGAAACAAAACTTGACGGAAGAAAACCACAAGTTAAAAGAATTGAAGACAGAGTTGGCTTCGTATGTCAAGATACAAGAAGAATTGTCTATTGAAAAACATTACCATGAATACGCAGCATCATTGTTAAAAGATAATGGCATCAAAACCAGAATCATTAAACAATATTTGCCTATCATTAACAAGTTGGTGAACAAATACTTGAAGGCTATGGACTTCTTTGTTAACTTTAACTTGAACGAAAACTTTGAAGAAACAATTAAGTCACGGTATCGTGATGAGTTTAGTTACTCTAATTTCTCTGAAGGCGAAAAGATGCGTATTGACTTGGCATTACTGTTTACATGGAGACAAGTTGCTAAAATGAAGAACTCTACTAATACCAATCTGTTGATATTGGATGAGGTGTTTGATTCGAGCCTAGATACTGTAGGCACAGATGAGTTTCTAAAATTGATACATGAGATGGGTACAGACACTAACATTTTTGTTATCAGTCATAAAGGCGACCAACTCTTTGAGAAGTTTAGGTCTATTATTAAGTTTAGAAAAGTCAATAATTTTTCACAGGTGATTATATGAGCGAATTAAAACCAATAGATGGTGTCTTTAAGATTGACACAAGTGATGCACTTAAAGGTGAGGTTAAGTCTTCCGTAGAAAAGATTGAAACATTTAAGTTGGTTGCTGAAACTGATCCAGTTTTGTATGAGCCAATACCTTTATTTGACTTTACAAACCCACCTGTAGATCCAAATGAGTTTGCTTCTTCATTGGTAGAAACTTGTAAAAAAGAACAAGGCGTTGGTTTGTCCGCCAACCAATGTGGTTTTAAGTATCGTGTATTTGTAATGGGTGCAAATGATGATTATGTGGCATTTTTTAATCCTAAAGTATTAACTACTGAAGGTGAAATCCACATGATGGAAGGTTGTTTATCATTTCCCTTGTTAGGATTACATATCACACGACCAAAAACAATTACCGTGGAATACCAGGACTTCACAGGTGAAACCAAGAATATGACTCTGGATGGCATATCTGCAAGAGTTTTTCTCCATGAGCTTGACCATATGAATGGAATAGTGTATACTCAACTTGCAAAACCTATGGCGTTGAAATCAGGAATGGCTAAACGTCAGAAGATGATTAAGAAAATTGCAGGTGCATATGCACAAATGATGAAACGTGAAAGTATAAAAAATGGCACAAACGCCTCCAGAACTAGTTGAAAAACAATGGCAAGCTTGGCAAGAAAAGAATCCTGTCATTGACCATATAGACACAGATGTACTAAAATCAAAACTGATTGAAGACTTATCTTATGCATCTCAAATGGATGTTAAAGAGTATACTTTATATCAGAAATGGTGTGAAGTGAAAGAAAGATATCCTGTTGAGAATATCTCTACACTTTGGGGTGACGAGTTACAAATGGTCAATAAAGGCCAAGAAGAAATTATCAAGAAAGTAAAAACTAACTTTTGGATGCCAAAGAATCCTGATGATTATGAAAATCTTAAACCTAAGTTAGTGTTGCATAATGGTGAATTGGCAGAAACATGGAATGCCATTCGCACATTTTCTTCCACAATGAAGAACAATTCTAATATTGGTCGTAATCTATTCTATGCAGTCGTTGATGAAGTGACTGGAAACTATCTTGGTGTTATCTGTATATCATCTGACTTCTTAGACTTAACACCTAGAGATACTGCGATTGGATGGTCTAGGGACGTTAAGACACAACAAGGTATGATTAATCATACTGCAATTGGTTCTACAATCGTTCCGTTGCAACCATTAGGTTACAATTACATGGGTGGTAAGTTGTTGGCATTATTATGTTTGGCTGATACAGTACAGAATGATTGGAAAAGACAATATGGAGACACTCTTGTTGGCGTTACTACAACGTCACTCTATGGTAAAACAAAGGCAGGTGGATTATCCCAATACGATGGCCTTGAACATTGGCAGAAAATGGGATTCTCTAGTGGTTCAGTTGCTTTCGAACCTAAACGTTCTACTGCTAACATGGTTTATGATTGGATTAAAGAAAACCATACAAGAAAATACTTTGAATGGTGGGATGCCAAGAACACACAAGGACTTCCACTGAAACGTGACCACAAAAATCGTTCATTGAACTTTGCATATTCCAAACTTGGTATACCTAAAGAACTTATCCGTACTGAACATCAACGAGGTATTTACTTTTCTCCGTTGTACGATAATACCAATGAATATCTCCGCAAAGAAATCGGTGATGATGCCTTGGTAAAATCGTTTGATACAAGTGAAGAAGCATTGACTACCATTTGGAAAACCAAATACGCTAAAGGCCGCATCAGGCAATTACAAAAGAAAAATACGGTATCATATGAAAACCTATTCTATGATGACCTAATTTATTTGACTTGGAACGAAACCAAGACCAAATATTTGCCACAGGTTGGCAGATAGTCAAGTATACCACAATTATGCTTGACAAATCATATACATAAGTGTATGATAGTGATTCTAGTGACGCAAAACTAGGAATTTTTTATTTTATTAGGAGTTATATTATGAGCAAATTATCCGCAAAAACACGTATGTTGAACACTTTGAAGAAAACAAGTGGTTACAACACATTCACTACACGCCAAGCACAAGTTCGCTTTGGTATTAGTAACGTTGCGGCACGCATTGACGAACTTCGCCAAGAAGGTCATTGCATCTACACTAACAGTCGTATCCTAGAAGATGGTCGTAAGATTTCTTACTACCGTTTGGGAACACCAACTAAGGCTATGATTAAATCTGCTTTGAGTGCAGGTCATTCTTTTACTGCTTAATTGCAGACACGGGAACCGCTAGTCGGTTCCCCTTTTTTTATATCTTGGAGTCTACATGGAAATTTCAATTAAAACAGAAGAACTAAGAAAGTATAGTATCTTCGTTGCAACACCAATGTATGGTGGGCAAAATCATGGTCTTTACATGAAAGCATGTTTAGACTTGCAAGGTCTTTGTATGCAATACGGCATTCAAGTCAAATTCTCATTCCTTTTCAATGAGTCCCTAATTACAAGAGCTCGTAACTATTTGGTTGACGAGTTTATTCACCGTTCCGAGTGCACACATTTGTTGTTTATTGACTCCGACATTAATTTTAATCCACAAGATGTTATTGCTATGTTGGCATTGGATAAAGATGTTATCGGTGGTCCTTATCCTAAGAAAGCAATCAAGTGGCGTTCTGCTGTTGCAGCACTTAAAAAGAATCCTGACATTGAACCACAGACACTTGAGAAAGTTGTTGGAGACTTTGTGTTTAATCCTGTTAAAGGTACTGCACAATTCAACGTTACAGAACCATTAGATGTACTAGAAATTGGTACAGGATTTATGATGGTGAAACGTGAAGTGTTCTCTAAGATGGAAGAAGCATATCCAATGATTCGTTACAAACCAGACCACGTTGGACAAGCCAACTTTGATGGTTCACGTTACATTCATGCTTTCTTTGATACAGTTATTGATAGTAAAGATTCTATCACTGGTGGTGGTACAGACCGTTATTTGTCGGAAGATTATATGTTCTGTCAAATGTGGCGTAAAATTGGCGGACAAATTTGGTTGTGTCCTTGGATGCGTACTGCACACATTGGTACATATCATTTCCACGGTGATATGCCTGCTGTTGCAAACTATGTTGGAGAAATGTGATGGAGAAAGGCCGTAAATTTGACAATGGTAAATTGGAGTACGGCCTTTTACCACCACTTGCACTAGAAGAAACTGTTAAGGTTCTCACGTTCGGTGCACAGAAATATGAACGTGACAATTGGAAAAAAGTACCAGATTCTAAACGTAGGTATTTTGATGCATTACAAAGACATGTTTGGGCTTGGAAACAAGGCGAACAAATCGATTCTGAATCTGGTATACATCACTTGGCACATGCTATGTGCTGCTTGATGTTTTTATATGAACATGATATAATGTATTCTTTAGATAATGGAGATGTGAAATGAAACTTTCAAATGAGACACTAAGTGTGTTAAAAAACTTTTCTGGAATCAATCAAGGTATTGAATTCAAGAAAGGCAACAAACTGACTACTGTATCGGCCGGTAAAACTGTCCTTGCACAGGCAACAATCAAAGATGAGTTCCCTCAGGACTTCTGTGTATATGACTTGAATCAATTCTTGTCCGTACATTCTTTGTTCAAGAATGGTGTAGAATTGGAGTTTGATGATTCCAATGTTACATTCAAAGGTGACCGCAGCAAGATTAAATATCGCATGACTGCCAAGAACATGATTGTTACTCCTCCAGATAAGACTATCAGTTTGAATCATGTTGATTGTAGTTTCACAATGACTGAATTGGATCTTGCTGA